ACCGATTGCTACGTTCAAACTATCTGTAGCAGACGTAAAGTTTTGAGTTTGTAATGCCCCCAGACCAATCGCTATAGACTTACTACCTAATGTATCTGCGGCTAAAGCATTTTTACCTATCGCTACATTAAAGTCTGCATCTGTTAAAGAATCACCCGCTAGTCCACCAATTAAGGTATTCTCTACGCCTGTAGTTATTGCAAACCCTGCATTCTTTCCAATTGCCACATTAAACACGTTACCATCTACACCGTTTTGGGTAAACAAAGCGTTATTACCAATCGCTACAGAGTTTTCTCCCTGAGTGTCTGCTGTTAATGCTTGGTATCCTACTGCAACATTTTCTTGCCCATCAGTTAAGGCATCACCAGCAAGACCGCCAATAAAGGTGTTGAATGTGCCTGATGTGACTGCTGTACCTGCGGCATAACCGAGTGCTGTATTGTAAACAGCAGTACCTGACCCTACATTTTGAGTAGCCAATGCCTCACTACCAACTGCTACACTTCTTGCCCCAGAGGTTTCTGTACTTAAAGTATTATAACCCAAAGAAGTATTGTCTAAACCTGCGTTAAGGCCATCACCTGCTAGACCACCTATTAGGGTGTTTCTTACGCCTGTTGTGACCGCTCCACCAGCACTATATCCCATAGCTACATTGTATGTGTCAGTAGCTGACGTAAAGTTTTGAGTTCCTAAAGCCGCCCTACCAATTGCAATAGACCTACTACCTTTAGTATCAGAACCTAAAGCATTTTTGCCTAAAGCAGTATTAAGACTACCTGTAGTCAGAGCATCACCAGCAAGAGCGCCAATAAGGGTGTTATTTGTGCCAGTGGTTACTGCTGTACCTGCGGCATGACCTATGGCTGTATTAAATGTATCAGTAGCTGATGTAAAGTTTTGTGTGCTTAATGCCCCTGTGCCTATAGCAATAGATTTACTTCCTAAAGTATCTGCACCTAAAGCAGAAAGACCTACCGCAACATTAAAGTCTGCATCCGTAAGAGCATCACCTGCATTTGATCCTAAAAGGGTATTCTGTATGCCTGTGGTTACTAATAGACCTGCTCTATAACCTACTGCTGTATTGTTAGCGTTTGTAGCAGACGTAAAGTTTTGTTGCCTTAAAGCTTCTCTACCAATAGCAGTAGATTTACTCCCTAAAATATTAGTAGCAAGTGCCTCTGAACCAAAAGCAACATTTTCTGCACCTGTGGTGTTTGCTCCTCCTGCTGAAAGACCAACAGCAGTGTTGTTACTTGCGGTAGTATTTGCGCTTAAAGCGCCTTTACCAACTGCTGTGTTACTTGCTCCTGTTGTAATTGCATCACCTGCAAGAGCGCCCAAAAGGGTGTTATTAGAAGCTGTTGTGACTGCACCACCTGCACCTTTACCAACTGCGGTATTTCCATCCCCAGTTGTACATGCGTCAAGAGATTCTGTTCCAACTGCTGTGTTAGCTGTTCCTGTCGTGTTAGCCAATAAAGCACTTGCACCAACTGCGGTATTATTAGAAGCGGTGGTGTTGGCCCTTAAAGAACCTTGTCCAACAGCTACGTTACTTGCGCCTGTAGTGTTTGCTTCTAGTGCGTTTTGACCCACTCCTGTATTGAATGAAGCAGTTGTATTAGCATACAAAGAACTTGCACCAATTGCTACGTTATCTGCACCAGTCGTATTTGTGAATAAGGCACTACTACCCAAAGCTGTGTTTCTAACCGCAGTTGTATTGTTTGTTAGTGCCAACTCACCAACAGCAGTATTGTCACCTCCTGTTGTGGTATCGGATAAAGCTAGATAACCAACAGCTACGTTAGATTCTGCTGTCGTAATTGCATCTCCTGCCAAACCACCAATCAGGGTGTTTTGTACGCCTGTTGTTACTGCGTTACCTGCGGCGTAGCCGAGTGCTACGTTGTAAACAGCAGTACCTGACCCTACATTTTGAGTAGCCAATGCCTCACCACCAACTGCTACACTTCTTGCTCCAGAGGTTTCTGTTCCTAAAGAATTATAACCCAAAGAAGTATTGTCTAAACCTGTGTTAAGGGCATCACCTGCTAGGCTACCTACCGCTGTATTTCTCGTACCTGTAGTTATTGCCAATCCTGCTTGATGCCCAACTGCTGTGTTGTTACTTGCGGTGGTGTTAGCACCTAGTGCGGCAGAACCCACGGCGACATTGTTACCACCTGTTGTCGTTGCATCCAGTGCTTCTGAGCCAACCGCTATGTTATTACCGCCACTTGTAATTGCCGTACCCGCTGCAAAACCAACAGCCACGTTTGAGCCGCCAGTTGTCATGGCAGTTAAGGCGTTAGTACCAATAGCAACTGAGTAACCATTTGATCCACTTGCAGTATCTAAAGCAGTGTTACCTAGAGCTACGTTATTAACACCGTTGGGATAGTTTCCGTCTAGCTTAATTGTGCCGCCGTCTACGTCAAGATTACCGTCGATATCTACCACGTCTAGGTTTGTTATGCCGTCTACGTCTAGATCACCAGTAACCGTCAGATCGTCTTGAACCTTGAGATCAACCACGCTTAACGAGGCGAAGGCATCGACCACTTTAGCGCCAGAGCCAGCGCCGTCTAAATAGACAGCCTTAGAATCACCGGGTGGAATAGTAATCGTTGCGCCAGAACCTTGCTTGATAATGATATTTTGAGAACCTGATGTTCCGTTTTCAATAAAGCAAAATTTATTAACAGTGTTAGGAGCAATAGTAATTGTACAAGCAGAGTCGAGCGTACCTGTATATTCGACGTATAAAGCTCTAACTGGGTCTGTAGCGCCATCAGCTATTGTTGATGTGTGCGTGTTAGCGTTGGTCGTGATGCCCTCTGTGCCGTAGCCTAGAGCCTCTCCAATTAATTCAAGGTTTGTGTTGGTTATTGTACCCCATGAGCCTGACGCATCGCCAGTTGCCATCTCATTGAGGCGGAGGTCATTTACATAAGTACTAGCCATATTAATCTATCCTTACTATTGCGTTGGAGGCGGTGTTTGCAGGAAATACAATTTTAAATGTACCACCAGCAACTGTAAAGTCACCACCAAAATCTAAGATTGCGATTGCGCCTCGCGCGTTTGACGATGCATCGCCAAGTGTTTTATTATAAATCAATGCGCCTCGCGCAGTGAATGTCGCTGATGTCCACGCAGGATCGGCGCTATCAAAACAACCAGACGTGCCGTTTTCAATGACTGTCTTACTTGCCAGAGCTTCTCCACCAGTAGTGTATCCATTGCCGTTGGCGACTTCATTAGATGTTATGTATCCATCTGTGGTAGCATTTAGTGTTGCGGAACTTGTGTAGAGTGCAATCATTATTGTATCGCTGTCTAAGTGCTGATCACCCAGCAGGACATCTTTTTTAAATAGTGTACTCATCGCTTGTGTAATAGCCATTATAAACCTCCATTATATTCTGCCGCGTAATCGCGTTGCATCTCTTGTACAAATAATTGCAGTGCTTCGTCAAATTGTGTTTTATAAAGCGCCAATGTCTCTCCAGCTTTGAGAAATGCTGATGCCTCATATAGACACGCCGATAGTAACACATTTTCGGCATTGTCGCCAACCCATGTGTTTGCGTTGCTTGAACTTAATCCTGCCTCTGGTGCAATAAAGTCAACTTGGTATGGATCAGTCGAATTTGGTGTTGGGGCAATTGTTATTGTAGTGCCTGCCGTATTTGCTGATTTTGTGCTGTAAAATTCTGGTGTACTTTGCAAAGTAGCGTTAGGCCAGTAATCACGCAGATATGAATCTACCCTGTGGTTAAGGTATGAAGAAACATTTGAGCTTATTACCGATACCTGCCTAATCATCCTCGCTGATGCCACTACATAGTCAGTAGTTCCAGCAACAAGATTGGCTGTTGTGCTTTGCCTAAAGCAAGGTAAATTTGGCAGGCGCTGAAAGATGATATCTTCCGCCTGCGCTATTATCTGATCTACAGAAGCTGTAAGTTCTGCTGAGTCATCTTCCAAAAAGTTTTGGATGTTTGCAACTAAAGTAGTGTAATTCATTTATTCACCCCATCCATTTATTCCCCAACCTTCTTGGCCCCAGCCAAGAACTTGGACATTTTCTGTGCCAACTGCGCCTGTGCCAGCCACGCCAGCTTCATTAATTGATAAGTCTAGAGCCTCTACGCCAACAGCACCTGTGCCAGACAATCCAGATACACCCTTAATTCCAATAACTGCGGCGGCTCCAACTGCACCTGTACCAGCAACACCAGCTTCTGCTAATGTTAGCTCTAGTAATTCATTGCCAGTTGCACCTGTACCAGCATCCCCAGTTGCTTCTGGGCCAGACACAATAAGTACGTTACCAGTATTACCATTAGCTGGAACGCCCACTGGAGGGCGAAGCCGTGGATCAATTGTCCAGTCCTGCGTAAAGCCAATATATATTGCAACATTCTCAGGATCGTTATCTGGTCTAGCATTAAATAAGGCAGTCGCGTCTACAACATTTTTAGCAGGAGTAAGTTGTGGATGTTTTGGCTCGTAGTCTTCAGGTGAAACACGCAAGCCATCCCAAGTCGTCTTCAATTTGGTATATCTTACCCGAAGACCACTTATATCGCTTATTGCGTAGGATTTTTTTCCTCTTGCGTATTTTGCCATTAATATAAATTCAGCACGGTAGGCTGAATCCTCAGACTTACGCCATCATTATCAGCAGATGACGCAAAGTTAAATGAACGCTCATACATTTCATTTAGTATTGTGAATTTATCATTTGCAAATTTTAGTGACAGCTTACTTGCCAGACCAGCGCAGATACAGTCGTTCCACCGATATGGAATGTCTGCGTCTTGATTTGATGCCGTGACATCCTCTAGCTGGTTTATAGCCCAATAGACTATGCTGTACGTTGATCTGTCTGGTATCTGCCAAAGGTAAAGAATTGGAGTGGCTTGCTTGTCCAACATATACTGGCTTGGCTTACCACTAGAAGTTTTATTTGGCAGTTGGTTGTAGTCAGCAATCGACACACGATTAATAATCTGGTCAGACGTATCTGATCCAGAGCTGTCGCGGATTACCGCGTCTAAAATATCAATCGTGCCAGCAGGTAGTGGGTAGGGCGCTGTCTGCCCATTCACCAATGTCAGAGTATTCTGAGATAAAGTCCAGTAATTAATACCTCTGTTAGCCCACTCAGAGAAGAGAAGATTAAGACTGCGCCGTGCAGATACAGCCCTATCGCCTGTTTGAACTTGTGGATCTACTCCGCAACGCTCAAACGCCTCAGTGATAATCTCTTCGATATCTGGCTTAAACGCTACGGTTCCTGAAGTTGCCATTTATTTCCCCTATGCGAAAAACACGTTCATTAATACAACTGTAGCAACTGTATATTTTACAGATAAGCCATTCTTGAAAAGCATACCCTCATCTGGAATAGTGTTGTCCACAGTTGAATTGTCTGTGCCAATAGTCTGAGCTTTAAATATGATAGTGCCGCTGTCTGGCGTACCATTAAAGAAATCAACTAACCCTGCCGTTCCAGCGGAGACAATTGAATAGCCTTTTAGTCGAGTTCGTCCACCACCAGCTACTGCACTAGCACAAAGCGAACCAGATCCAACTGTAATGTTTCCTGCGTATTGAGCAGAACATTCTACTGCACTAACTGTTACAAATAACTTAGCACCTGCTACTGCTTCAGCAGAACCAGTTGAAGTTATTACTTCAGTGATAGCATTTCCGAAAACATCTGTGCCAGTAATAGTACACGTCTTATTGTTGTCGCCAGTCCCTGCCGTAGTTACAGTTACGTTTCTAGCGCCGCCACCTAAGAAGGTAGTTGCCGCCATCGTTGCTGATGTATTTGGCCTAGCCGCTGTAACCAACCGATCTGGATCGGCGGCATTTTCGTCTGTTATAAAGCCAACTTGTACGTCTGTTTGTATGCCCATATTAATCTCCTACAAGATAATAAGCTGGGAGACAAAGCTCCCAACTAAATTAATTACGCAATTTGCACATACTCGATGATGAACGTAAACGAACCAGCAGTTGTAGCATTAACAGTGTTAGTAATGTTACAGAAGATGTTTCGCGCCGCAGAAGCATACTGAACGGATGCAGGAGCAGTTGTGGCATCTTGAGTCTGAACAACTAATTCAGTCAAAGTT